ATGACTCATGGTGAAATGAGTATTAGAGCTACAATTGTGGCTACGTTTATAAACGAGCTTTTTATTGATGGTGCTGATTCTACGGCTATTTCAACCTTGCGCGATGGATTTAAGAATGATGCCTCTGCAAGCTTGGCGCGAAATATGGTTAACAATATAATTCATTATTTCGAATGCTCTGATAATCCCATTGAAGAATTTCTCTATTTTATTGGAATTGAGAGCGCTAAAACTGGGGTGGATGACCAGTCAATCAACACATTGTTGTATATGGATGAAAAACAAACACCATTTTTAACAGATATACCATTATCAGGTGATGGAATCACAGCATTGAATGCTGCGCTTGCGTTACATTTTTTAGGAATGAAGAATAACGGTGATAATCTTGCAAGAATTGGCATTAAATTGCTAATGGAAGGTGTTTTTAGTGACGAAATATCCATTAGGGAGTTTAATGAAATAGCGCAAAAGGCGATTTCAGATGCTCAGAGAGAAAAGGCGAAAAGACCCCGTAGCCCATATTATTCAGAGGTTATTGAAGTCATTAAACTAACTTGGGAAAAATATCCTTGTGGTGCAAAAACAGCGCTGCTTGATGCCTTGGCTGCTCATTATCATGGCAAGGTAAGTCGTAACGCATTAGATAACTGGATCTCCCTCTCTGGATTGAGGCCCCCAAAACCAGAAAAATATACACGACTTGAATTAGTATTCCCCCAATAGCTGGCTGCTGGGGGGGCGTTACTGGTTATTGTGTTGTTGCATCCGGCAGTTGAGAACCAGTAGCCTGTTATTGGGCTGATAATTCGCTACCCTATCATGGATATTTATCACCGCTGTTAACCATTAATACACGGTGATAAATATGAAGTTAGTCAATTCTCCTTTCTCGTTAGAGCGCCTTACCCGTGCAGAAGCGGCCGCTTATCTTGGTGTTAATTCTCAAACTCTAGCTAATTGGGCTCATACCGGAAAGGTGGAAATTCCACACCATAAGGTTGGTCGCAAGGTTATCTACATGAGGTCAGATCTCGATAGCTATCTGGCATCAACTCGTCGCACGCAAACAGCCTGAGGATCAGCATGGGAAAATTACCAGAGCTTATTCCGGTTATAGCGGGAAGCATCGACGGGCAACCAGTCTCGCTTGTGAGCGCGAAACGTCTTCATACTTTTCTCGGCGTAGGGCGAGACTTCACAACATGGATTAAAGGTCGTATCAGCCAGTATGGTTTTACAGCGGGAGTAGATTTCACTGTAGTGGAAAATCTGAGCACCCCCGTTTCGGGGAGCGCAAAATATCGCCAACAAATTGCGCATGATTACCTGATCACCATCGATATGGGTAAAGAGTTGGCCATGGTGGAGCGTAATGATAAAGGGCGGCAGGTTCGCCAGTATTTCATCAATTGCGAACGCCAAGCAAAAGTTAATACCGGAATTCCAGAATCACTACCAGAAGCATTACGTCTTGCTGCTGATATGGCTGAAAAAGCGTTAGACCTTCAAACCCAGTTGGTAGCAGCAGCGCCAAAAGTTGATTTTGCTGATCGTGTTGCCGATATCAGCAAAGGAATATCAATCCCAAACTACGCAAAAGCTGTAGGGCTAGGGCCGATAAAACTTTTTGAGTGGATGCGGCAGCACGGGATTCTCATCACTGGTGGTCAGCGCCACAACTTACCAATGCAACGTTATATAGACAGAGGATATTTTGCCGTTCGTCAGGGTACATATGAGACTAACGGAGAGGTAAGAGCCTCATTCACGACAATGCTTTCTGGGAAGGGGGAGCAGTGGTTAACGAAAAAGTTGATCGCAGGTGGGATACTGCCGGAGGTTCCGAATGCAGACGCTTAAAAAAACAAAAGCGGCCATGCAGGGCCGCCAGTGTCACTACCAAATAATTATACATGAAGAGAATACCAGGGTTAAAGCTGGTGGTCAAAGACTGGGGCAGCGCAATTATGTGCCAGCTGATTTTATTCAGGATTTTGGCTCATCTTTGGCCTTTTTGCGTTGGCGGCGTTTGATCTCGCCTTTTACAGCCGTGACAATGAATTGCGCTTTTGTCTCTCCATCTTCGAGGTTGCTTTCTAAGTCCGCGACAACATCGTGTGGAAAGCGCGCATTAAGCTGCTGCGATTTATTGTTGGTTGAACCCGTTGCCATTACTGAATCTCCTTGTGCTAGGTGCGATTCAGTATACGCAAAAAAAATAATAGTAAAAGGCTTGAAGTGCGATTCACTTGCATGTAGTTTTAAAAACAAAGGTGCGATTCACCTTGTAAGCGCGAAGCCCGGCAGTGCGTCAACACTAACCGGGCCTCTAACCAAACCGTTAGTTGAGGTAACAGTTATGGCTGAATTACAGCATACCCAAACTCGCCCGGAATTTACATGGAGATTTCTCTCCGCTTCTGAGCGCTACCCTACCGCCAAACCATTGGTGATTTACGTCAACGCATCCAGCGAACAGGAGGCCCGTGACACTATGCCGGGGGTAAACCTCATTTTTGCTGCTCGCCTGCCATTTCATGATTTTCGGGTTGTGGAGGTACGCCATGCGTGAATTAACCAATAAAAGTGCGTCAATAGCCTGTGAACTGGCTGCGTTGTTGATGGTTGTCGAAGAGTGCGACGTTGATCAGGTTGAGCGTGAAAACCTTATCAGCCTGGCTAGACGAGTATCGGATCAGTTGGCGGCAAGCATGGTCGAGCAGAATTCAACGGGGGCGCTTAATGGATAACTTTTACACCTACCGCAGCAAAAAAGATTTGCTGTTACTGGCGCAAGAGGTTGCCGCGCTTCTGTCATGTGCTGCTTACCTTGCGACTATCAGGGGCGAGAAAGAACGTATCCATGTAATGAGTTTAACGCACATTGCTCAACGTCTTTCTGACGAATTGGCAAACTCACTGGATATTTCTACTTTTTCAGACCCTGAAGCTGAGGAGGCAAAACCATGATCAGCAATGTGAAGTTTAACGAGCTGGCTAACCGCGTTGATCTGATGGTTGAAAAGATTTTGCACCTTGAGGCACAGGTTAAGTCACTCACCGATAGTCAGGGTGGTGAAATCCCTCCGGGTATGACGCCAGTAGCAACACTGGCCGCTGAATACGGTATCTCAACCAAAAAGGCTGAGGAACTGGCGAAAAACACAGGGGTGATGCTGGTTAAGCTGAAATCTGGCGGGTTCGTTGCACCTGATGAAAAGTTCAGGGAAGCGGCGCGGCTGGTACTGCGCAGTGCTAAGCGCAAATATGGCTCTGCGTACTGGTTCCATCCCCTAATCGGCAAATTCCAGATGAGCGGGGGTATCCCACAATGACAGATATTTTTGAAGTGCTGGGATCGTTGTTCAGTAAGTTGACCGAAACCGTTATTGCTCACCAGATAGAGGAAACCGGTTCGGCAACACTGCTTGTGGAAAGTGATAAGTATATGGCCCGCTATCGCTTCACGCTGGAACCAGTAGCTACTTATAACGTGCTGGCGAAAACAATGGTTTTTGGTTGTGCTAAAGAGTTTGGCCGTGATCAGGGATTAACAAGGCTGCGCGATATTCTGCTGACCTGCTTTACCGAGGATGGCGATATTAGCGAAATGGGGTTGCAGATAGTGAAAAGTTGCCACCTTGAGTACCTGCATGAAGACTTGGGCGCGGATATGTCCAATAAGGTGCTGCATTGATGAAGATGAAAAACGCCCCAAACATTAAGTGTCTGCCAAAGGACAAGTTTACTGAGGCGATTATTTTTGCGGGTGATGATGCTTATTCACACGCGCAGCACTGGATAGAGAGCGAGGGGAAAAGGGCGGGGGATGATGTGCCGCCTGTGTATCTGGGGAAAAAGCAGCTGGAGGAGCTTGAAAGGCTGAATATCATCGATCAGGGGCGTCGTTGCGTCCGCGTGATTAGGGCTGGTGAGCTTTCAGAGACTCAGGTGAGTATCATTGCTACCAAACTGGCGCTGTCTGATGTGAAAGAGGCTCGCTTGTTTAACGGTATGTTTGAGCCCCAGCCAAAAGAGAACTGGACGGATGTACTTCCACGGCTCAGAGAAGAGGCCGAGCGCGGGGAAAGTATTGTGGTAAATCTGCCTGTGAAAAAAAGGGAGCCAAAGCCTGAACCGGGTGATGAACTGAAACCCCGCGTAGAGAGCCGTAACGATGGCCTGTACTGGATCACCCCTAAGGTGGACAAGGATAGCGGGGAGATTATCAATAATGAAACGTGGCTGTGTTCACCGCTTGAGGTGGTGGGTTCCGGTAGTGACGGGGCAGAGCGATATCTTGTTTTGCGCTGGCGTTCTCCGCGTGGCCATGAAGATATTACCAGGGCGATCCCTTGTGCTGATATCGGTGAACGTGACGGCTGGCGCTCTCTAAAGGCTGGTGGGGTAAACGTCACGACCAAAAGTACATTCCGGGCAATTCTTGCCGACTGGCTACAGCAATGTGGTGCAGGGCAGGAATGGATCATAAGCCATACCACCGGCTGGCATCACGGCGCATACATCATGCCAGATGGTGAAGTTATCGGTGACCCGGAAATGCCTATCCTATTTAACGGGCGCAGCGCGGCATCTTCCGGTTATGCCGTTGCTGGTACTGCTGAGAGCTGGCGGAATTCAGTGGCATATCTGGCTGGTGGCAACCCATCAATGATGCTGGGTGTAGCGGCAGCATTGTCTGCTCCGCTGATCGGGTTAGTGGGCGCTGATGGCTTCGGTGTCCATTTGTTCGAACAGTCCAGCGCTGGTAAGACGACCACCGCAAATATTGCGAGCAGCCTGTGGGGTGAGCCTGACGCTTTGCGGCTTACCTGGTACGGTACTGCGCTTGGCATCGCAAACGAAGCGGAGGCGCATAACGACAGCCTTTTACCGCTTGATGAGGTGGGACAGGGAAGCAGTGCAAAAGATGTTGCCACGTCTGCTTATACCCTTTTTAACGGTGCCGGAAAGTTGCAGGGAGCTAAAGAGGGAGGCAACCGGGAGCTTAAACGCTGGCGCACGGTAGCGATCAGCACCGGGGAAATGGATATTGAAACATTCCTGGCTGCTGGTGGAATTAGGGTAAAGGCTGGTCAGTTGGTGCGCTTGCTGAATATCCCTATGGAGAAATCAACGGCCTTTAATGGGCTGCCTAACGGAAAAGCCCACGCTGATGCGCTGAAAGAGGCATGGATTGATAACCACGGCGCAGCTGGGCGTGAGTGGGTCAAATGGCTGGCTAACCACCAGCAGGAGGCTAAACAGGCAGTGCGGGATGCGCAGACACGCTGGCGCAGTCTTATTCCGGCTGATTATGGTGAGCAGGTACATCGTGTGGCAGAGCGTTTCGCTATTCTTGAGGCTGCACTGGTAACTGGATCGCCGATTACGGGTTGGAGCGAACAGGAGAGCAGGGATGCAATCCAGCATAGCTTCAATGCCTGGGTAAAAGAGTTCGGAACGGGTAACAAGGAACACCAGCAGATCATTGAACAATGTGAAGCGTTTTTGAATGCGCATGGCCTGAGTCGCTTTGCTCCGCTGCCATACTGTCCGTCAGATATGCCTATACGCGATATGGCTGGCTACCGCGAAAGGGGCAAGCATGATGATTCGCCAATGGTGTTTTATACCTTCCCTTCTGCGTTCGAAAAGGAGATGGCGCAGGGATTCAATGCGAAGCAGTTCGCAAGAGTCCTGGCTGAATCTGGAATGTTGACACCACCTACAAGCGGCAGGGGATACCAGCGTAAATCACCGCGTATTGATGGGAGACAGATTAACGTTTACGTCATTCAGTACCAGCAGGAGGGAGCAGAAGAATAATTACACGTGATGGTTTATTTTGTTGGTTCAGTTGGTTCAGTGTCTTTTGGTTGGGCTCATATGGCTGTTTTATATAGGTTTAATGTCAAAAAAATGAACCAACACTGAACCAACAAATAGCAGTTTTGAACCAACAAACGGGCAATTTGAACCAACATTTTAGAACCTCATGGACTGAACCAACATGAAAATGCCCAATGTTGGTTCAAGAAGGGGCTTTGTTGGTTCACCTATCTGAAAATAATCCTTACAAAACAATGATCTTTACAAATTGAACCAACTGAACCAACTGAACCAACATAGTTTTGTTTCTATACACAAAAAATAGAGGGTGTTATGAACATGAAAAGCAGTGACGACCTTGTTTATTCGAAGGTGCTGATCCAGAAACTGGTTGAGCATAAAGATATGTTTGGGGTTCCAGACAGCAAAACAGATTTGCAGCTTATGCCGCTTAGTGAATACCGGGAACTGGTGAAGCGAGAGGCTTACTTTTTTGTGGATCACAATGGATTTCTGCGTCACCAATTCTCTGGTGATGTTATGGCCGCGAGTAAAGAGCAGTTGAATATCCTTATCGAGGAACTTAAAGCAAAGCGAGAGCTGCTTGATGATGCTCTGGATTGCGCTAAGGAATAATTTTGTAAATTATTTGTACTTATGATTACTCATTCATACCCCTGTCTCTGATGGGGGTTTTCTTTATATTTTTCATGTATATCTTGAAGAGTGGCACTCAGACGTGAGCCGCCACTGGCCGTTAAATCAAGCTGTAGCGAGTACAGCCTGCGAGAGGCAGAAAAAGATTTAACGGCCTCCCCTCCTAGCGCTGGTTTCACGTCTTAACATTAATTGTTACGGAAACCACTCCATGAAGAAATTACTCGAATTACGCCAGCAGAAAACTGCACTCAAAACCCAGATGCGCTCCATGCTGGACAAAGCCGACACCGAAAAGCGCAGCCTGAACGAAGAAGAGGGCAAAAAGTTCGATGAACTACGCGCCCAGGCTGATGCCCTCGAAGTTGAGATCACCCGTCTTGAAGCCGTCTCCGACGATCAGCGCAATCTGCCTGGCACTTCCGTTGAAGGTGAGCCAGTAAGCAACGACGAGCTACGCCACTACATCATGACCGGTGATACCCGCTCTCTCTCCACGCTGGTGCAGGCTGACGGCGGTTATACCGTTATTCCTGAACTGGACAAAGAGATCATGCGCCAGTTGCAGGATGATAGCGTGATGCGCTCCATCGCAACGGTGAAGACGACCAAAACCAACGAATATCAGAAGCTGGTATCTGTGGGCGGTACTACCGTTAATCGCGGCACCGAAGGTGAACCTCGTACCGAAACCAGCACGCCGAAGATGGAGCGCGTTGATATCAAACTCAACCCGATCTACGCCTACCCGAAAACCACCCAGGAGATTCTCGACTTCTCCGAGGTGGATATTCTGGGCTGGCTGTCTTCTGAAATTGCCGACACCTTCACCGCTACCGAAGAGAGCGACTTTGTGAACGGCGACGGTGATAAAAAATCCAAAGGGTTCCTGTCTTACCCTCGCGCGGCCACTGCCGATAAAGCCCGTCCATTCGGTACGCTGGAGAAGATGGAAGCCGCTGACGTTTCCTCTGATGGTCTGATTGACCTGCTGTATAAGCTGAAAGCCAAATACCGCAAAAATGCCGTATGGGTGATGAACTCCAACACCGCCGCCAAACTGCAAAAGCTGAAAAACGGCAACGGAGATTACATCTGGCGCGATCGTCTGGTTGCCGGTTCTCCCGATACGCTGCTGGGCCGTCCTGTTCAGTATCTGGAAACCATGCCGGATGCGAGTGCGGGTAAAGCGTTCCTCGCGGTTGGCGACTTCAAACGCGGCTATTTCATCGTGGATCACACCACTGGCGTACGTACCCGCCCCGACAACATCACTGAACCGGGTTTCTACAAGGTGCATACCGATAAATACCTGGGCGGCGGCGTGGTGGACTCCAACGCCATCAAGGTGCTTGAGCTTTCCGGCTCCGGTTCCTGATTTGACGTTTAAGGGGCTTCGGCCCCTTTTTGCCCTCTGTGGAGTCCAGTAATGAAAACAATCGATTTTGAAATCCGTACTTCCGAAGTGAGTGCCAGCAACAAAAAGCTGGTGGGCTATGCCGTGCGCTGGAACAGTCTGTCAGAAGTTATCTGGGATGAGTTCCGCGAGCAGTTTGCGCCGGGAGCGTTTAAAGACAGTCTGGCATCCGGTAGTGATGTGCGTGCGCTGTATGAGCATAACTATACCCAACTGCTGGGGCGTACCAAGTCCGGCACGCTGGTACTGTCCGAAGATGATACCGGGCTTCGTTTCGAACTGACCCCGCCGAATACCCAGCTTGGTAATGATGTGCTGGAGCTGGTGGAACGTGGGGACATTTCCGGCATGAGCTTCGGTTTCCGCGCGTTAAAGGAATCCTGGGATATTGCGCAATCGCCTTACCTGCGCACCGTGACCGCCGCTGAACTACGGGAAATTACCGTAACATCAATGCCCGCCTACCCGGAATCTGGCGTGGAAATCGCTCACCGTTCGCTTTTCTCCCAACATCCTGAACTGCGCCGCGCTGGCGATAACCGTCGCCGCTGGGCTGAATTAGCGGGGCTTTGATATGTGGAATATCTGGCCGTTTGGCCGTAAGTCTGAATCCTCCGAACAGCGCAGCATGACCATTGATGAGTGGCTGGCGATGGCAGGGATTCCAAATACCGGATCAGGCGAGTATGTGTCTGCGGGTACTGCGGAATCTCTGCCTGCGGTGATGAACGCCGTGTCAGTTATTAGTGAGGCGGTGGCGACAATGCCCTGCTACCTCTACCGCGTCCGTAATGATAATGGTCGTGAGGCGCGGGAGTGGCTGAGCAATCACCCGGTGGATTTTCTCCTGAACGAGCAGCCGAACGACTGCCAGACGCCTTACCAGTTTAAACGCACAATGATGCGTCATTGTTTGCTGAACGGTAACGCCTATGCGGTGATCCAGTGGGGGCGCGACGGTCAGCCGCAATCCCTGCATCCGTATGCGCCGGGGGCGGTTGTTCCTGAGCGTATCGGCCAGCATAAGTACAAATACACCATTACTGAGCCGTTTACCGGGGCTGTGCGCACTTACCTCCAGGAAGAGATTTTGCATCTTCGCTATGCCACCGATGATGGTTTTCTGGGGCGCTCTCCAATTTCCATCTGCCGCGAGGCGCTGGGGTTAGGTCTGGCTCAGCAGCGCCACGGTGCCAGCGTTATGAAAGATGGCATGATGGCGGCGGGAGTCATAACCACAAATGAGTATCTCGACAGCGTGAAGGGCAAGCAGGCTATGGATGCGCTGGATCGGTACAAAGGCGCTAAAAATGCTGGGAAAGTGCCGATCCTTGAAGGTGGGATGGACTACAAGCAGCTTGGTATGAGCAACCAGGATGCCGAATGGCTGGCCTCTCGCCGCTTCACCATCGAAGACATTGCCCGCATGTTCAACGTGTCGCCTATTTTCCTCCAGGAATACAGCAACAGCACCTACAGCAACTTTAGCGAAGCGAGCCGCGCCTTTCTCACCATGACCATGCGCCCGTGGCTGGCGAACTTCGAACAACAAATCAAATCTGCGCTGCTGGTGGCCTCCCCGGTTCCGGGATGCCGCTATCAGGTGGAGTTTGACTCTGCTGACCTTCTCCGCGCCACGCCAACCGAGCGTTACGCCACTTATGAGCGAGGCATCAAGAACGGGATCATGAACCCGAACGAAGCCCGTGAGCGTGAGGGGATGCCGCCGCGTGACGGTGGTGATGAGTTTAGCCAGGCATGGAAGCAGGAAGTGAAGATCAGTAAGGACGGCAAGGAAGGTGACGCATGAGAGCCGGGGGACTGAGAAACCGGGTAACTATCCGGGTATTCACTACTCACAGAGATCCATCTGGTCAGGTTATTCAGATCTGGGAAGACGGGGAAACCATCTGGGCTGAGGTTAAGGGGATCAGCGGTCGTGAACTGGTAGCGGCTGGTGCCGAGGTTGCCGAAGCAACGATCCGTGTCTGGGTGCGTTTCCGTCGAGATATTACTGCTGCCAACCGTCTGAAGGTGCTGACTGGCCCGTTTGCCGGGGCGACGCTCAACATTATCGGGCCGCCCATACCGGACTCAGGTATGACGCGCCTTGAGATTCTCTGCAAACAGGGGACCGAGAAATGACTACTGAAATCACCCTGACTGAAGCAAAGCTGCATTGTCGTGTTGATGGCTCTGAGGAGGATGCGCTGATTCAGGCGTACATCGATGCGGCGCTGGAGGTCTGCCAGAAGCATATCGGCAAGCGGTTTGATAACGGGCTGGAGTTCACCCCGGCTATCAAGATTGGTTGCCTGATGTACGTCTCTCAGCTGTACGAGTACCGCACGATGATTGCCGATGCTGAGGCGAAAGAGGTTCCGCTGGCTATCTCTGCGCTGTGGTCTGTCTATCGTGATGTGGGGGTGTACTGATGCCATGGCAGCCAATGCGCCGGTGCACCGAACCGGGATGTAATAAGCGGGTAAGGTCCGGCAAGTGTGACGAGCACAGGCGGGAAGCGTGGCGGGAGCAGGATGCCAGACGCGGCCATCGGCGCGCCCGTGGTTACTCTGCCTCATGGGAGAAGTACCGCGCTCAGTATCTGAAACGTCACCCCCTTTGTGTTGAGTGCCAGAAGCTGGGCCTCTACGTTCCTGCAAAGATTGTCGATCACATCATCCCTATCAATGGCGGTGATGATGTTCTGTTCTGGCCGGAGTGGAACCACCAGCCGTTATGCCAGACACATCATAACCAGAAGACCACGCAGCAGGACCCCATCACCAAAGCGAATCGTAAAGCAGGGCTCTACATCGAGCAGGAAGAGCGGGCAGCACAGCGTAATAACTGGATGTATGAGGCCAGCGATGAATGAGAAAGACGTGGTGAATCTGTATCAGTCACTGGCCCGATGCCGTGATGGCTTTGTGCGGGCCCGCACCAGACGCAATGAGCGCCAGCCAGTGAAGCGCATGAGCGAACGTGAGCGGGAGGTGATGGAATGCTTCCGCAACCGCTGACAGGCCGCATGGACGGGGTGGGGGAGGTTTTCAGGACAAAACCCCAGACGCAAGGCACCGCCTGCCCCCTCAAATTTTTACGCACGGTGATTTTTTTGAAAATAAAACAGACAGGAAAACAGTAAGTTATGGCAAGACCACCCAAACCGCCCGCCTACCTTGATGAAATCGCGGCGCAGCAGTGGAAAGCAAAGGCGAAGCAGCTGGCGGAGCGCGGTGATCTGACGCCTGCCGACTGGAACAACCTTGAGCTGTACTGCGTCAATTACTCGATGTACCGCAAAGCCGTGGAAGACCTTGCCACGCGGGGATTCAGCATAGTGAACAGCCAGGGCGGTGAGAGCCGTAACCCGGCACTGAGCGCAAAAGCGGATGCCGAAAAAATTCTCATAAAAATGTCGTCGCTGCTGGGCTTTGATCCGGTAAGCCGCCGCCGCAATCCGGTGGAAACGGAAGAGGAGGACGAGCTTGACCGTCTGGAATGATTACGCAAACGCCATTAAATCGGGTGAAATTCCGGCCTGTAAGCGAGTAAAACAGGCCGTCGAGAGGTACTTTTCAGACCTGAATGACCCCCGTTATGAGTTCGATACGGCGATCGTGGAGCGGTTTATTGCCTTCTCCCGGCTCTGTCCACACGTCAAAGGCCCGCTTAGGGGCCAGCCAATCGAGCTGGAGCCGTGGCAGCAGTTCGCCTTTGCTAACCTGCTGGGCTTTAAGGTCAGGGAGTCAGGCCGCCGCAAGTACAGCAGCGCCTTTATTGAGGTACCGCGTAAAAACGCTAAATCCACCGTGGCCGCCATGCTGGCTAACTGGTTTCTCGTAATGGAGAAGGGCCAGCAGGATATCTACACGGCGGCGGTGAGCCGGGATCAGGCCCGAATCGTATTCGACGATGCCCGCCAGATGTGCCTGCTGTCCAAACCGCTGAAAAAGCGCGTCAATATCCAGGCGCATAAGGTCATTTTCCCGAAGAGCAACAGCCTGTTAAAGCCGCTGGCGGCGAAAGCGGCCACCATTGAGGGGACTAATCCCAGCCTGGCGATTGTCGATGAGTACCACCTTCACCCGGATAACGGCGTTTATTCCGCGCTTGAGCTGGGTATGGGCGCACGTCCTGAGGCGATTTTGTTCGCCATCACGACCGCCGGGAGTAACGTTGTCTCTGCCTGTAAACAGCATTATGACTACTGCTGCCAGATTCTGGCCGGGGAAGAGAGCAACGATTCGCTGTTTGTCCTGATCTACGAACTGGACGACGAAAGTGAGGTTGAGCAGCCTGAAATGTGGATCAAGGCTAACCCTAACCTGTATGTGTCCGTTGACGCGGCGAAACTGGAGTCCACCATCCAGAAAGCGCGGGGCATACCGTCGCAGTGGGTGGAAATGCTGACCAAGCGTTTCAATATCTGGTGTCAGGGCTCCACGCCGTGGATGGGCGCCGGTGCATGGGATGCCTGTGCGCTCGACTATACCGAAGACGAACTGGCCGGAATGGAGTGTTATGCCGGGTTTGACCTGTCCTCTACCAGCGACATCACTAGCGTAAGCTATGCGTTCCCGTTCGACAGGGAGATCAGACTCCTTACCCGTCATTATCTGCCGGAAGCGCAGCTGCTTAACGTCGCCAACAAAAACCGCGCCATCTACCGCCAGTGGGTGAAAGCGGGATGGATACGCACCACGCCCGGCGACTGCATCGACTATGACCGCATCCGTGACGATATCCTGCGTGACGCTGAAACATTCAATATCCGGCTGGTGGGCTTTGATACGTGGAACGCCACGCACCTGCGCACTCAGCTACAGGGAGCGGGCCTCGATGTGGAGCCGTTCCCGCAAACCTATCTCAAGTTCAGTCCTGTGGCGAAATCCTTCGAGGTGTTCGTTAACCGTAAGGTGGTGCGCCATCGTGGCGATCCGGTTCTGGCCTGGGCGATTGGAAACGTGGTGATGGAGTCCGACGCTAACGCCAACATTAAGCCCAACAAAAAGAAATCCTCAAACAAGATAGACCCGGCGGTATCTGCGCTGATGGCGTTCGGCACCTTCCAGGCCGAGCATGAGGATTTTGCTTTCGATATGAGCGACAACCACAAACAACGGTTGGCGACATTTAACGGTATCTGACAGGGGGTAATATGCAACAGGTATTAACTACTATGAAAACCACGATAAAACTCAGCGGCTCAATGGCTCAGCGATTTGGCAGGACACATCGCCGCGCGTTAACGTCTGCCAATGAAGTATTCAGGGCGCTATCTAACACCATTGATGGCTTTGATGCTTACCTGCGTGAGGCTCGGGCAAAGGGGCTGGATTTTGTTATTTTCCGGGATCGCCGCAATATCGGACACGAAGAGTTTGAACTCCTGGGGCCGGGTGATGAGCTGAGAATTATTCCGGTAATACGAGGAAGTAAGCGGGCAGGTCTGTTCCAGGCTGTTCTCGGTGTAGCATTGATTGCTGGTGGTATAGCTCTTGGTCCAGCAGGTGCCGCACTGATTGGGAAGGGCGCTGCATTAAACATTGGCCTTGTTGGAGCATCAATGGCCTTGGGTGGAGTAGTCCAGTTACTTTCCCCGCAGGTATCAGGCCTGCGAATGCGTCAGGAACCTGATAACAAACCCTCCTATGCGTTTGGTGGTCCCGTTAACACGACAGCATCTGGCAATCCCGTTCCCCTGCTTTATGGGCAACGGGAAATTGGCGGCGCGATTATCTCCGCCGGGATTTATGCAGAAGATCAGCAATAGAGGCTCATATGAATAAAATTTTACTTATCGCTGCCCTGGAAGAGATTGCTAGTCGCGAGGGCCATGAACTTAACGGGCAGGATAAGCTGGTAATCCGCACTAAAACAGCTATGGTGTTGGCCGCTAAACAGCGGCACCGCCAGTGCATGGAAGCGCCACCCTATCAGTGGTGAAAGCCAGATAAATTAAGGCGTTGAAAGAGGTTCATCCCCCTACAAAGCACCAGTATTGTTCTGGTGCTTTTTTGTTTGTTCAGACAAAGCTGTATAAACATCTGTATAAACATTAATAAAAAAGGCGCTATCCCATACCGAGTAGCGCCTTTTTAAACAAGCGTTTAACTAATCGAAATTAGTTCATGCCGTTTTACTTTTTTGCTAAATGATCGAGATAATCATCAAGTGGGGTGAATGTTGTTGCTGCTTGCTTTAGCTCACGAGCGGCATGTTGCCAAAACACAACATGTACTTTTATGCCACGCTTCGTTAGTTTTTCTATTGCCGGGACATAGTCAGAATCGCCAGAGACAAGGGTAATCTCATCGCCCTCTTGCAAAATCGTAAAAGAATCCTCAATCATTGTTGCAACAATGTCGGTATCAATCTTTTTCTCAGAGTTTGCAACATTGCGGTCATAAGTGACTACATCAAACCCTTGTTTTTCGGCCGCAACCCATAATGAATCATTCTTTGGCGGTCTGGAGCCAAAAAGAGTGGCTTTACGCACCCCAACTTTATCACCCCCAGCAAATGCAAAGAGTCGCCCAAAGTCCATTTTCCAATTATGATCGCAAATATTGCCTTTTACAGCAGTCCAAACGTCCGGAACCTTGCCTGATTTGAAAGCCGCAACATGCATGCCTTCAATCCAAACATTGGAATTGTCAACGTAAAGTAGATTTGCCAT